CTTATATGCCAGAACAAAAACCACGTACCTCTCTTCCTTACATAGTACATCAGGCCGATTTAATGGCTGCTCGTATTGAATTTGAAAGAGAATGGTTACCAAAATTACAGGGTAGCGTGGAGACCAAAAAGAAATCATTTACATTGGATAATAAGAAATCAGCTCCTGTAACTTCAGCTACTAAATCAAAAGCATTAGGTAGTGTAAAGAGTGAAGGGCTTAAAAACCTATTAGATAATTTATGATATTAACAATTATTATTCTTTCAATATTGGTCGTGATTCTTGGATTCACGACCTTTAACCTCTTACGTAAGAACGAAAAACAAGAAGATATTCTAGCCGGATATATGTCTTACCTTAATAAAATCTCAGATACTATTGAGGCAGCAGACAAAAAATTAAAAGAAGTAGATCACAGAGGAGCATTTAAGTCAGATGATGAAGTTGGTTTTGTTTTCGAACAAATTAAAAGTATTCAAACTATTTTGAATACCTTTATTATTAAGAATCTTAAATAATGGAAGAAGCTATAGTAAAAAAGAAAAAAGGGGTACAATACTTTACTCAAGAAACCGAGGATTCTATAGTATTATATAATAATACATCAGACCCTGATGTTAGAAGTAGATTATATAATGATAAAATTCATTATGGTTTTTTTAAACTAACAGAAAATATTATCCATACTTTTAAATTTTACTATACAGAGGTAGAAAATATTGAGGATTTACAACACGAAGTAATTACATTTTTATTATCTAAAATTCATCTTTACGATCAAACAAAAGGTACCAAAGCATATTCTTATTTTGGAACCATTGCTAAACGATATTTGATTTTATCCAACCAGAAAAATTATAAAAAACGTGTTGATACTTTATCTATAGATGTTTTAGAGGAAGATGAAAACCATTCATATACATTAGAAGATAGTCCTGTTAATGACCGTTTATCTTTGTATATAGATGAATTTACAGAATATTGCACCGAAAATATATTTAATTTATTTCCTAAAGAATATGACGCTCAAATAGCTGATGCTATTTTAGAATTATTTAGAAAAAGAGAATATTTAGATGTATTTAATAAAAAAGCTCTTTACATTTATATCCGTGAACAAGTTGATGCTAAAACACCTAAAATTACAAAAATAGCAAATCAACTTTATGACATATTTAAAAAAGGTTATATATTTTATTTAGAACACGGATATACAAGTTTTTGAGTTTCATATTTATAAGAAACTAACTGTATATTTATGTCACAATTTGATAATATAGTCTTTAAAAATAAAAAATTTTCTGATTTATTAGAGGAAATTTATAATAACCAAAAGAAAAAAGACCAACAAGTTACTGCTCTTATAAGTGAGCTAAAACCACTTATTTCTGATATTGGAGATGCTACTTTAGTAGTTCCTTTAATTAAAGAATACATGGAAATAAGTGTTAAAAATGATGATATCTTAATTAAAATGGCAGCGTTAGCTCAACGTGCTATGCAAACACAAACAGCAGATGGTGCTTTAACTATTTCTGACGAGGAAAAAGAACAATTACTTGCTGCAATGAATGAACTAAAAGGAGATAAATAATGGCAACAAAATTTGGATTTAGTGGAGTAAATAAAAATGTTAATCCTAATAATAACAGAAAAAATGATGCTATATTAAATCGTTTAAAGAGTTCATCTATAACTACTGGTAGAGTTATTAATGTTTTTACAGAAAATACAAATGGTAGAGTAATAGGAGAAATTGAGTATGTAGACTCCAGTTTTAATACTGGAGATATCAGTACAGTTCCTACAGGAGCTGGAAGATTAGTTGCTAAACCTTTGTTTACTAATGTAAAAAATTATCCTTTAATTAATGAATTAGTTTTAATTTTAAGACAACCAGATACAGATATTAGAGCAAATACCTCAGCTAAGTCCGCTTATTATCTAAATGTTTTAAGTTTATGGAACCACCCCCACCATAATGCTCTTCCTTATTCACAAGGACAACTCCAACAATCTCAAATAAAAACTAGAGATCAAGTTTTAGCAGGAAGTGTTGTTAATACTACTGATCAACTTACTAATATTATTTTTGGTGATACTTTTATAGAACGTGATAATATAAACCCTTTAAGATCTTTTGAAGGAGATATAATTTATGAAGGAAGATGGGGTAATAGTATAAGATTTGGTTCTACTATAAAAACAATTCAATCACAAACCCCCTTAAATAATTGGTCAAAAGGAACTAGCACATCAGGAGATCCTATTTTAATACTTAGAAATGGACAAGGTTTAAATGTTGGTAATGGTTTTGATTCTATAACCGAAGATATAAATAAAGATGATTCTTCTATTTATTTAACCTCAACCCAAAAAATCCCATTAAAAACATCAAGTGCTAATTATACTAGCTATACTAGTTCACCCCCAATTACTCCTGATCAATATGAAGGAAAACAAATAATAATAAACTCAGGAAGATTAGTATTTAATTCTACAATAGATCACATATTATTAAGTTCTAATAAATCTATTAATTTAAATGCTGTAGAAAGTTTTAATGTAGATACTCCTACGGCTGTTTTTCAAACAGAAAAAATATTTTTAGGTTCAAAAAATGCAAATGAACCCTTACTACTAGGAAACCAAACTATTGCCTTATTAAACCAATTAATTACAAATCTTTCAGGTTTTTGTACTATTTGTAGTACAGTAGTATCAACTCCTGCTTTTACTCCTATAGCTCAATTAAACATTGCTGCTACTCAATTAAATTCTTCTTTACTAGCATTACAAGCTAATCTAGAAACTTTAAAATCTAAATATAATTATACAGTATAATGGCTACTCCTAATGAATTAGAACAACAAAGACAAAGAGAAGCAGCTGTCACTAAACAAAAATCAGAAACAGCAGGGAAAAATACTATAGATACAAACGAAATACAAAAAGGCACACCAGATGATTTAAAAGCTAAAGGATCATCTAAATTACCTTTTATTTTATATACTATAGGGGGCCAAGTAAAATCAATTATTCAACCTTCTTTAGATAATTTAACTAAACAATACGTTGAAAAATATCAATCCCAAGGTGTATGTTTAACCCCATTAGAATTAAGTGAATTAAGACAACAAAGAGACTTAATAGTAGAACAATTAAATAACATAGGAATAAAAATAGATAGAATAGGAACCTCTATAACAGGTATTTCTTCTTTTTTAACTACTATAATAACATTAATTACTACTTTAGATATCGCTTCTATTGCTGCTTCTTTAGCTTTAAAAATCCCCCCAGTTAATGCTCTTCCTGTTCCTGGTTCTATAGTTTCTTTAATAGGTGATGCTCAGACTTTAATTAGAAAAACCACTTTTGATCAATTAGGTAATTCAAAATTAGCTAAATTACAAACAGCATTAGGAGGAGCTGCTTTAGTTATATCTATTGTAAGTAGTTATATATTAAAAGCAGTAGATAATTTAAAACTTATTGATGCTATTTTAAAAGAATGTGATCCTAATAATTCTTTAATTCCTTTAAATCCCGAAATTAATATTTTAGCATCTACCCAACAACAAGCTTCCCAAACAGAAAATGAAACCTCATATAATGGTTTTATAATCGAAATAGAGGAAGTACCTTATACCCCAACAGTAACTCGTAGAAGAGCACTTGGAAAAAATCAACAAGGTATTGTTTTGATACAAACCGAATTATCATTTACTACAAATGATCAAACCTTAATCAATGAACTTAAACTAATAATTGACAGAGATAATTTAAAAGCTTATTAACTTAATATTTATAAACAATGAAACCATCAGATTTTAAAAAAATTATTAAAGAGGCAGTAAAGGAAGCTATTCAAGAAGAATTAAAAGATATTCTATTCACCCCTGCTGAAAGACAAGCAATGTTTGGGGGGATTTTAGAAGAAATGCAACATGGTGGAGCAGCAACTTCCCAATATGCAGGTAACTTTCAACCACAATCAGTAGATCCTATTAATGGTACTTTACCTGAAGGAAGTGTTGGATTAGATCAAATAATGGCTTTAATGGGTGGTAAGTAATGGCCTTTGGAGCAAAGAAAATATTTCCTTTAGATACTAGACCAAGTGTTGGTGTTGGGGTTGCTTTGCCTTTTAATGCTCCTGGTGTTTTTAGAACAACATATACTACTCAAGAATCTATTAAATATAATTTAATTAATTTCTTTTTAACAAATCAACCCGAAAGATATTTAAATCCTTTGTTTGGTGGTAATTTAAGAAAATTTGTTTTCGAACAAATATCACAAAATAATTTATCATCTTTAAAAGAAAATATTCAATCTCAATTAACTAATTTTTTTCCAAATATAATTGTTGAAAAATTAGATGTAATTCCTGATGAAAATTATAATACTGTAGATATTAATTTATATTACTCAATACAAGATACTGGAATTAACGACAACATACAAGTAACATTTACATAATGGCAATTAGAAGAAACATACAATATATAAATAAAGATTTTACTGAATTAAGAGCTAGCTTAATTGATTACGCTAGAACTTATTTTCCAACAACTTATAATGACTTCAGTCCATCTTCTCCTGGAATGATGTTTATGGAAATGGCCGCTTATGTAGGTGATGTGTTATCCTTTTATATGGATAATCAAATCCAAGAAACATTTCTACAGTATGCTCGTCAAACAAATAATTTATATGAATTAGCTTATATGTTTGGATATAAACCAAATGTAACTCAAGTAGCTACAACTTATATAGATTTTTATCAACAAGTACCAGCAAAATTATCAGGTTCAGAATATGTTCCTGATTTTGATTATGCTTTATATATTGAACCCAATTCAACAATAACTCAAACTACTGTTAATAAAATTCCTTTTTTAGTACAAGACCCAATTGATTTCTCAGTATCAAGTTCAGGAGATCCTACAGAAGTAACAGTATATGAAATATCTGGTCCTAATCCAACTTATTTTCTTTTGAAGAAAACAAGAAAAGCTATTTCATCAACAATTAATACAACTCAATTTTCATTTTCTGCTCCTGTTCCTTTTACAACAGTTCAATTAAATGCTGAAAGAATAGTAAGCGTATTAGATATAATTGATAATAATACTGAAGATGAATGGTATGAAGTAGATTATTTAGGTCAAGAAATGGTATTTAATTCAATAAAAAATACTAATGTTAATGACCCTAACCTATCACAATACTCAGGAGATACTCCTTATTTATTAAAACTAGAAAAAATACAAAGAAGATTTACCACAAGATTCCTTAATTCAGGTTCTTTACAAATCCAATTTGGTTCAGGAACAGCTAATGATACTGATGAAGAAATAATTCCAAATCCAAACAACGTAGGAATTGGTTTACCTTTTGAACAAGATAAATTAACTTTAACACAATTTCAAGGAACAGCCAAGTTTTTAAATAAAAATTTAAATAATGTAACAGCAAATACTATATATAATTCATTAGCTGTTAATAATTCATTATCAGCCGATGGTGGTGGTGATGGAGATTCAATAGAAGAAATTCGTCAAAATTCATCAGCTAATTTTGCTACTCAATTACGTAACGTAACTCAAAATGATTACTTAGTTAGAGCATTATCAATGCCTGCTAAATATGGAGTAGTATCTAAAGCTTTTATTGAACCTACAAAAGCCCAATCAATTTCAGCTGGTGAATCTCAATCAGTTTTAGATTTATATGTTTTATCATATAATGTAAATAATCAATTAACAGTAGCTTCTCCTGCTTTAAAACAAAACATAACTACTTATTTATCTCAATACAGAATGGTAAATGATTCTGTTAATATTAAAGATGGATTTATTATTAATATTGGGGTTAATTTTGATGTAATAATTTTACCTAATTATAATAGTAATGAAATATTATCTAAATGTATTTTAGCATTACAAGATTATTTTGCTATTGATAAATGGCAAATTAACCAACCTATTATTTTAAGAGATATTTATGTTTTATTAGATAGAATAGAAGGAGTTCAAACCATAAAAAATATTGAAATAAATAACTTAGTTGGAGAAAATTTAGGGTATTCACCTTATGCTTATGATATAAAAGGAGCAACTCAAGGTAATGTAATTTACCCTTCATTAGATCCTTCTATATTTGAAGTAAAATACCCTGATATAGACATTCAAGGAAGAGTAGTACCTTTATAATTTAAATAAAATGGCAGTATATAAAATATTCCCAACACAAGACGCAACCTTATATTCTCTATTCCCTCAAATGAACACGGGATTAGATGAGATAATAGAAGCTACTCTTACAACATTTGCTTATTCTGATCCTAACCC